AAATGGCTCATCCTTATGCAGTGCAACCTGTGATTCCTGCAAACGGAATACAAAATGGCTCAATGGTTACATTTGTGACTGAAGCTGGCACTGCTTCTACGGAAAAAAGATCGCCAGACGTAAATCAGTACGTTACTTCTGGTGTCATGAACGTTAGAACCAGCGGCAGATTCGACGAGCATTACGGCGGTGGAGCTTCTTGATTGGAGTAAATTATGCCTATCAATATCCCAGAGAGTGTGTTCACAAAATACTATGATATCATTGATTCTACAATCACAGATATCTTTGGTATTGATTGTACGCTGGTGTTTATAGAAAAGGTAGAAGAAATATCCAATACCTTTGATAATATTCCATACAATAAATCCGTAAACGCCCACAGACTACAATCTGATAATTACAAGCGAGCTGATAAAACTTTTAAAGAAGTTGAAAAGCTTGAAACAATCAGACTAAAGGTGTACTGGGACAGCCGAAGCTGGATCAAGCTTGGTGGCGACATTGTGGTTCCAGACAATAGTATTCAAACTATATTTTTTGCTTCTGACTTAGACAAAGTCATGAGAGCAAAATACCTCGTGGTTCACAACAATATCAAAGACTTACGAGAGTTTAAGTTCACTAAGTTTGGTGAACCTTTTCCTATGGGACTAAGACAAAACCGCTATTTTGGTTGTTTTTGGCAGCGAGCAACATGAGCATCTCATTAAAATTATTGGGTTCTAAAAATTCAATACAAAAAACCTTGTTCACAGCGATGGCCAAGGATTTGAATTTGAAATTAAAAAAGAACTATAAAAAAGCAGAAGACAAAGTAAGATCTTTGGTTCAGGGTTGGATTTTCGAACAACCAGAAATCTCCAGCATACTGGATGATGGTGTTTTGAACAGTTTGAACGCACAGCTTGGTTTTATGAATGGAACCGCCAGTCAGGCGATAGAGGTAATATCTTTGGCCGTAGCAAAAAGTGTTGCTGTGGAATTTGAACAAATCAACGACAAGCTTCAAGGTGGAGTAATCTTTTACTTACAACCAGATAATTTTTCTAATATTTTGGGCTTGCCTGAAGCTGTGATTCAATCCACGTCAACACAATTGCCTTGGTTGAATTGGATGTTGACTCAAGGTTCAAACACTATTGTTTCTGGATACACATACAAGCCAGATAATTCTGGAAGATCTGGAGGCGGAACTATGGTGTCGGGAAATTTATGGAGAATTCCTCCTACTTTTGCAGGTACAGTAGAAAATAACTTTATCACCAGAGCCTTACAAGGCAGAGAAAAAGAGCTATCTTCCATAATGGAGGAGGCTTTCTATGGCTAATTACGATGGCTTAAAAGGTTTCACAAGTATAAATGATTACAGTCTAAACAACAATATTCAAGACGCTTTGATAGAATATTTTGACTGGGCTTTGTTGGAAAAAGGCAATTATTTCAATGTAACAAAGGGTGAAACTTCTCCAAATGGTCTTGACATGAGTCGCCTTAGACTTTCATCCAACGACTCTTATACTTCTGGACAAGTTTGGGAGGGTTTTAGAAAAAACTGGGTTTGGCAAAGTGGAGTATCTGGGGTTGGAATTGCAGCGCCAAAAGTTGGATCAAACGCAAACTTTCCCGGAATAAGCGGGATTTATGTCAACAATCTGTTTCAGCCAAATTCTGGAACTGGTCAATACGCTCATCACGTTGATTATTTTAACGGCAGGATTATATTCAACTCTGCGGTGCCAAGCGGATCTTTGATTCAAGTAGAGTATTCATACAAATACATAAATGTAGTTTATGCAAACAATGTGCCGTGGTTGAGGCAGATTCAGGCAAACAGCAATCAGCCAAACAGTAATTTCTATGACGTGAGCACTGGGGCTTGGGATATTCCCCCGGAAAATAGATTGCAATTACCAGCCATAGCTTTTGAAATTGTTCCAATCAGAAAATTCAAACCATATCAACTTGGTGGTGGTCAATGGGTTTACACAGACGTCATAGCTCATTGCATAGCTGAAGACGAACAAACACGCAATATGCTGGTGGATATAGTTTCACTACAAAATGATAAAAGTGTATATATTATTGATAGTGATAGGCTAAACTCTGAGAATAAATACCCTATAAACCATTTGGGTTATCCTAATCCAAGTGCTATGTTGTATCCAGACTTGATAGAGAATTACAACGCTGGTCCTTTTCGTATGGAAAACACCGTTGTTGAAAAAATGGACATGGTGAGTCCTAATTTATTTGGAGGAATTGTAAGGTTCTGCACTTTGGGAATAAAGACAAATATTTAGCATTTTTGTGTATTATTTAATAGCGATCTTTCATTTTAACTCAGGAGAGATATAATGGCAAACAATAAGAGAATATTTTACGCCTGTCAAGCTTTGGCTATCACCAACGAGGGTGACGCCGATATTGCCGCTACAGATATGGTTCACGGCGTACAAAGCGTAGGCATCAACACAAGTTTCAACCTTGAGCAGGTTTTTGAGCTTGGCCAAGTCGAAATTTATGAAAACATTGAAGGTACTCCAGACATCGAGGTTACACTCGAAAAGGTGATAGATGGATACCCATTGATTTATCACATGGCTACTATTGGTGTTGCTGGAACAAGCAACAGCGGCATTGTTGGTCGAGCCGACACCAAGTGCGATGTTAGACTTGGTATTTTTGACGCTGCGAAAAACAATGTTGCTGGCCTAAATCCAGAAGTAGAAGTTTATTGCTCTGGAATGGCTGTTTCATCTGTTAGTTATACAGTTCCCGTTGAGGGAAACTGCACGGAATCAGTAACCTTGGTTGGCAACAACAAAAGATGGCTAGTTACAGGTCATGGGATCGCATCTGCTGATGTTACTTCTTTTAACGGAAGCGACTCTCCAAAAGCCTTGGGTATCGACTCATCACCTAGCGGAGGCGTTCAAAGACGCGAAGACGTACTTTTGGCCGGATCGATTCTGCCAAGGGTTATTGAGGGTGTCGCGGGCAGTGGTTATGGCAATGGTTTGAATGGCACTACTCCAAGAGTTCATATTCAGAATTTCACTTGCAGCACAGACTTTGGTCGTGAGGACATTCTTGAACTTGGAAGAAAAGCAGCTTTCTTTCGACCAGCTACTTTTCCTGTAGAAGTAACTTGTGAAATTGAAGCCATCACAGGTTCTGGAGATTTTGTTGATGCTCTCGAAGCAGGAGCTGCATCTCTCACCGGCACCGTTGACTCTGGCAACAACCTTAGAAATGAGGCTATATTTTTACTTCTGAGATGCGGAGTTGCATTCGATCTTGGAAACAAGAATAAATTAACGAGTGTTAGTTATGGTGGAGGAGATGCTGGTGGAGGAAATGTATCTTGCTCATATAGCTTCCAGAATTTCAATTCGCTTGACGTACAAGACATTGCCCAACCAAGCGGTTATATTGGCTTTGGAGCTTTGACACTCAATGCTGGAGTAAGCTCAAAGCGTGCCAATGACGTTGGTGCTGGAGCCTTTCCGGGTGGCTTGATATCTTAATATAATTTATCGGTAAGTTTTTGTTACTGATGGACACACCCCTGAACTGCGATAGCGACACAGGATAGCGAGTGACGATGGGGTGAGGAAGGACTTTTTTATGAAATCACTAAACGGGAGTATTTCATATCAAGAATAAGATCTGGATTTTATATTCTAAAATTAGAAAATGTTCGAGTAAAGGTTGTGACGCCAACCATAGAAGATGAGTTTTTAGCCAATGAAGTCTTCATGGAATCTTTTGATGCCGCTAGATCGGATGATATTCTTACATACGAAGAAATGTTAGAATGGATGCAAGGTCATGGATTGTGGACAAAAGAAAAAGAAGAAAAAATTGAAGGTTGTAAAAAAGATATAGACAAATTGAAAGTCGAAATCTTCAATGCCAGAAGCAAAGAAAAACTAAGAGAAACCATCAGACTTTACATCAGGGCTGCTGAAAAAGCTTTGATCAAACTCAACAATGAAAAAGATGACCTTTTCAGTAAAACATGCGAAGGTATTGCGACACAAGAAAAGTCGCTGTTTTTATTTGGCAAGTGTTGTTTTGTTGGCAATGAGTTGTTGGACATCGGAAATGTAGATTTGACAGAACTATACTATCTATACAATTCAATACAATTATCAGAAAAGCAAATCAGAGACCTAGCAAGAAACGACCCTTGGAGAGTTTGTTGGCATTCTAAAAGCTACTCAGCTCTTTTCGGAAACGAAACAAACAGAGTATTGTCAAACGATCAAAAAACATTGATACTCTGGTCAAGTATGTATGACAACATTCAAGAGTCTATGGAGTGCCCAACAGAAGAAGTCATAGCTGACGATGATATGCTCGACGGTTGGTTTATCTTACAGAAAAGAAAACAAAAAAGCGAAAAAGCCAAGAGTGAATTAGAATCAAAAACATCAAATCAAAAAATAGCAAATTCAGATGAGATTATGATAATGACGGATTCTGCCAAAGAGGCTGAAAATATACATGGCATGAATTCATTTGGATCTGAAATGATCAGGCAGCAAAGATTAAACACAGTCAAACGTCTCGGTAACGCTACAGATCTTGACTTTCAAGATAAAAAAATAGAAGTTCAAGCTACTCAAAATCAAATGATGAAGGATAAAAGGAGGTAATATGGAAAATTTTGACGAATTGATACGAAAGCAATCAGAGTATAAAAGTGTAAGAGAAGACAAGTACAAGCAAGACTCTCGGGACAGGTTGAGCAAAATCTTAAAGAAAAAAGTTGAAACAACAATGATTGGAGCTTTAAGCTCTATCGAAGATAACTTTTCATTTTTATGGTCATCAAAGGAAGGGGAATTATCATCCGAACAAAAAACGATGTATGAAGCTTTTCAAAAAGCTAGATCCGAGATTCTCGACAAGGGAAATACTCAATGTAGGAATGTTGATGCAGAGTTAGCACAGTATGATGTCAAATGGTTGAGATATCAGGCAACTCTTCCGGTTTATCCAAGACACCAAGGGGAATAGAATGATCAATAATAAGATGGAAAGCAAGGTTAGTGTTAATGTTGACGGCGAAATCAAGGAAGTTGAAATTTACGTACAAAAGCCAAGCAATGAAGTTTTGAAGATGGCTGAAAGATACAAATCCAAGGTTTGGAATCAATGTATTCAAGACGATATTTTGACTAAAAAAGAACTAGCGGTTTTCATGAGAAAGCGTGGCATTTGGGATGAAGCCAAAGACAAAGAAGAAGAACAAATAACCAAAGATATATTGATGCTCGAAAGAGAACTATATCAAGGTAAAACAGGCAAAGCAAAGCCAAAGCTATCTGAAGGCAGAGACGTTGCCATTCAAATCAGAAGAAAACGTTTTGAACTGAGAGACTTGATCACCGAAAGAATCACTCTGGAAGAAAATACGGCTGATAGTTTAGCCGATAACTCTAGGTTCGATTATCTCGTTGCTAGCTGTTCTTTTTATAAGAACGGAACTCGCGTCTATAAAGACTTTAATGAGTATAATAACAAGAGCGCCGACGAAATAGCCTACGCTTGTGCGGGGTTGCTGGGAAAGATGCTGTATAATTTAGACAGTAATTTTGAGAAGAATTTACCAGAAAATAAATTCCTTACAAAGTTTGGTTTGGTGAATGAAGATTTGAGTTTGGTTGATCCTCAAAACCCAAGCCAGTTGGTTGATACAAAGGGCAAAAACATTGATGACGAGGGATATTACCTTGATCAAGATGGCCACAGAATCGACAGAGAAGGCAATAAAATAAATACAGACGGAACTTACGAGATGGTTGATTATGAAGACGACCTGAACGTAGAACTGACTGCTGAGCCCGAAACTGTAAAGAAACCAAAAACAAAGACTAAAAAAACGACAGAAAAGAATACGGAAAGTGAAGCGGAAAGTGTAGTCTAAATTTACATAAAAAGGTAAGACCAAGTCATGGCTAAATTTGTACTGACTGCACAAATTCAATTGCAAGCTCCAAACAACGCCTCTCAAGTTGTACAACAAATAAACAAACAACTTCAGGGCGTTAGTATTCCAGTGTCTGTTAAAGCCGCTGGTGCTGCCACCAAACAGATAAACCAAATAACAGCGGCCACACAGAGAGCTTCTTCTGCCGCTGATGCTATGGGTAGATCTTTTGGTTTGGCTATAAAAAGATTTGCGGCTTTTACGGTTGCAAGTCGTGCAGTCAGTTTGTTTACAAACTCTTTAGCCGCCGCTATCGACGACGCCATTGAATTCCAAAGAGAGATAGTAAGAATATCTCAAGTCACAGGAAAAAGCGTAAGAGAGCTTGCTGGATTAAAGAAAACAATCAGTGATTTAGCCGGTGGACTTGGTATTTCCAGCAAAGAGCTTTTGAGCACAGCTACGGTTTTATCTCAAGCGGGTATCGGTGCCAAAGATTTAAATGTTGCACTTGAAGCTTTAGCTAAAACGTCCCTTGCTGCGACTTTTGACAGTATGGAACAAACAGCAGAAGGTGCGATTGCTATTTTAGCTCAGTTTGGACAGGGCGTTGGAGCGTTAGAGGTACAGCTTAGTTCTGTAAACGCCGTGTCCGCTGCCTTCGCTGTTGAATCTGAAGACTTGATAAGTGCTGTTCGTAGATTCGGAGGTGTGTTTAAAACCTCTGGAGGTAGCCTAGAAGAGCTGTTGGCCTTGTTCACATCTGTGCGTGCCACAACTCGTGAAAGTGCTGAAAGTATTTCCACTGGATTGCGAACAATATTCACACGCATTCAACGCCCCAAGACCATTGAATTTTTACGTCAATTTGGTGTTGAGCTTACCGATTTAAATGGTAAATTTGTTGGCCCATTCGAGGCAGCAAAAAGACTATCAGAAGCATTTGGAAATTTAGAACAAGGCGATGTAAATTTCATCAGAGTTGCAGAAGAGCTTGGCGGATTTCGTCAAATCGGCAAAGTAATTCCCCTGCTGCAACAATTCGCTATCGCTCAAGATGCGTTGACAATAGCAACTGAAGGTTCTAATTCTTTAACGACAGACGCTGCCACAGCCCAACAAGCATTGGCTGTACAAATAACCAAAGTCAAAGAAGAGTTTTATAGTTTGGTGAGAAATGTAGCCGACAGTGACTCTTTTCAGATTTTTGCCAGAACAGCCCTAGAGCTTGCCAGCGCACTCCTAAAAGTCGCTGATTCATTGAAACCTCTTATACCATTGATAGGTACTTTTTTAGCGTTCAATTTTGCGAAGGGCATAGGTACTTTTGCTTCTGGTGCTGGAGCTGCTATTCGTGGATTGGGAACGTTGGGTAAAAGCAATGGTGGACGAATATTAGGTTTTGCACGAGGAGGTTCTGTTCCGGGTGTCGGAAATCAAGATACCGTTCCGGCTATGCTCACTCCCGGAGAATTCGTAATCCGCAAGAGCAGCGTCAATAAAATTGGTGCTGATAAATTGGCGGCGATGAATGAGAATAGATACGCTAAAGGAGGCGAAGCCCAGATACAGGTACAGGATGGTGCAATTGGAGGTTTCTTTTTAAAGCCAAAAAAAGGAACTGATCGTAAAATAAACATGACACCGCAATCTGCAGAAATTACTAACTCTAGAATTCTTAACGAACTTGGACTTGGTGTTGAGGGAGATGCTGGCCGAGGACAAATTCTTGATAATTTAACTCTAAAAGAACAACAAAAAATACTTACAATTGGTAGAGAAGAGCCGCTTGATTTTAAAAAGAAACTAAAATCAAAAAAAGGAATGCAAGGATTTTCAGACGATATTCAGACTAGGTTAAAAGACAAGGAAGTTCAAAATAAATTAGATGCTGAACTGGCCGCTGGAAAAAAAATTAAAAAACAGAAGGTAAAATTAACTGGAACGGGAGCTAAGGGAAAAGCAACGATAACTGCTTATTTTCCGGGTGGAGATGTTGATAAAGGGGGAGAGACTGGGGAGATTGTTCAGAAAGTAGACGATGTAACTAGAGAAAGTTTAAAAAACGCAGTTAATTCCGCATCAACTCGAATCACTCCACTTTTAGGAAACTCAAGCATAACACCTACTGAAGATGCTATGAAAGCTGCTGGCGAGAGGTTATCCAATGACAAGAACGCTTTGTCAACTGTGTCCGGCTTTATCTTCGAAGGTATTACACAAGCGATCACTGGAGCAGTGCTTGAGGGTTCTAATGCTAATTTTGACTTTCCATCTTCTTCTATAAGTGCTGCCAAGGGAACTTTGAAAAACTTATTTGGAGCAGATAGTAATTTCAGTAATCTAAAAAAAGCAGATGCAAAAAGGTCAAACACAGCAGATTCTATTAACAGCATTACTTCAAAACTTGTAAGTGATATAAATCTGGGACTTGCAAGTAAAGCAGAGGGTGTAGAACTTATTCGTAAGGGATACGCTAAAGGAGGTTCTGCTGGAACAGACACAGTTCCAGCTTTGCTGACTCCCGGTGAGTTTGTTGTGAACAAAAGCTCTGCACAGCGTATCGGTTATGGAAATCTTAACCGAATGAACAAGCAGGGTGTTGCTAAATTCGCCAAGGGAGGTTCGGTTGGAGGCGGTTGGGCTCGGTATAATGATGGAAGTACTGGAAATGGAGTTCCTGATCCCGAAGTCATAAAAAAATTAGAAGAGAGACAAGCTTACTTAAAAAGCAGTGAGGATCAGCTTACCGGTGACCTGAAGGTAAAAATAGTTAATCGAAATAATTTAAGAGCTGATCAGGAGAAACAAAGCTCTGCTCTGGACTCAGTGAGTCAAAAGATAAAGGCAGCGCCTGCTGGACAATCCCCTGAACTTGAAAAAGAACAAAATGAACTGATAATCGCCTTAAAAAAGACAACAGATGATTTAAAAGAAGAATCAGATTCCTTAAAATCGTCGGGTTTGGCTAGAGAAAAGGTCAGGACTGAATTACTTAAAAACTCTATGCTCATAAAAAAGCTTAACGGTGAAACAGCACCACCTAGGGCGGATGACCGCAGTAACATTGGTTATTACGGAGAAGATCCAACTAGACGGATACAGAAGGCACAGAAGGCACAAGCTGCCGTCGATATGGTAGAAGCGTCAATGGTCGGTCAAGAGCCTGTTGATCAAAAAAGCTCCGATACGCTTCCTCCTAAAAGGAATGCAGAGTTTACTGACAAACAGTTAGAAAAACAAGGAAAAGACATTACTGAGATGTTAAGGGAAAGGAGACTGGCCGCTGAACAGAAGGCTCTTGATTCTATTGTGATAGAACCATCGAATAACCCTGTGACTCAAAGAGAAGCGAGACAACAAACAACTCCAACACAAACAACTCCAACACAAACAACTCCAACACAATCAAGAGCAAAAGCTGCTGGAAAGAAACGGAGTACAGTAAATCTTCCGGCTGCAACAGCGGCTTGGGCGTTTCCTCCACAAACAACTCCAACGTCAGTTACTCCGGGTGGAGGGGGAAATGGTCCAAATGGTCCAAAAGGTCCAAAAGGTCCAAAAGGTCCAAAAGGTCCAATTACCCCACAAACAAACCCAGTAAAATCTCCCGACCTCAAAGGTTCTGGTGAAGGTGGAGTTTTAGGAAAAGGTACTGGTGTTGATCTAATGGCCTTTACTTCCGCAGTAGCTTTTGCTCAAACTGCGATACAGAACCTTGGAGATAAATCAGCAAAAGCAGGAGACATTCAAGCCAAGGGTACAATTATTGCTGAACAAGTAATAAGCGTAGCGACCATTCTAGGTGGTGTTTATATTGCATTGATAAAGCCGATGTTTGACTTCAAGAAAGGATTAAGAGAGACAAAGGAAGAGCAAGAAAAGCTTGTCGCTAGCGCTAAAAAATCGGTTGCTTTTGAAGAACGTAAAAGAATTGGTATAAACAAACAAATAAAAAAGCAAGAAGCCAATTTAGCAACAGCGAAAACTAATGGCAACGCAGCAGGCATAGCAGCCGCTCAATCAAATTTAGATGGAGCTAAAAAAGCGAAGGCAGAGTCCGTTGCATCAAACAAGAAAGCTAAAGTAGAACTAGAAGAAACTACAGCAGAACAAGCAAGACTGAAGAAAAAAGAGAAATTTGGGGCGTTCGACACTGGAAAGACAGTTTTAGGAAAAAAGGTCGCTTTCGGTGGTGTTTCAAAAAGAGGCGCAGCAAACGTTGGAATTGGGGTAGTTGGTATCGTAGCCACCGTTGCCTCACTTGGCTCAGCGATTAGTTCTGGTTTTCAAGATTATTTCAATCGACAGAAAGAATTGTTACAATCTCTAGATGATATAGGTGGATCTATAGAAGCCTCAGCAAGTGCTAGCAAAGCAGCAACTATAAATGAGTTGTTTACTGTTGGTGGATACTTAGATGCAGTTGCGAACCCACAGAATTTTGGGAAAAATATGGAGCAAAGGGCACAAACAGCCCAATTTTCAACCGCTAAGGAATTTATAGCATCAAGATCTCAAATCTCTCTGGATAAGTTAAAAGAAGGAAACGTTACTGCTGGAGCAGGTGAAGAGGCAGTTATTGCAGGAACCATAGAAGCTATCAAGAGATCAAAGTTTGAAGCTCAGGATCTTACTGGTGCAGCTAGAGAGACTGGCGTTAGGGAGGCAGATAATTCTGCTAGACAAGCAATAAAGGGGTATGATGAAGCTGGAGTTAGCTTAAAGGTCTTGCGTGATAGCGCAACGAAATTAGGCGGCACTGATCAGGTACTTACAGCTAGCTTACTAAAGCAAGTTGATGCTATAGAAGCCAACAGAAAAGTTCAGTTAGCACTAAGTAAAGCAAATTTAGATTCATTGAAAACAACTTCAGCTTTTGGTGCTGCTGCGGAAGCTTCACAAAGATTGGTTGCTGGATTAGAAACTGGTGCAAATAGCTTGGATTTATATTCTAAGCAATTAGAAGATGCATCTGGAAAAGTAGGTGTTGATGCTAGAGGAGCAATAGATCAGCTAGAAAAGGGTTTATTGGAAGCCGCTGACGCTGGTGGATCAAATGCTGATCTCAAGAAATCTATAACGGATCAAGCGGACGTAGCTAGGGCGACGAATGACTTTTCTTTAAACGCCGGAATGAAGACAGGAAGTCTTAACCTTCAAGGTACTACTGAGGAAAAAAAGAAACAAATTGAAACTTCTTTATTCGAAGCAATACCAGAGAAAACAGACGCTGCGACAAAATCTAAGCTAGAAGATATTATTCGTCAAAGGGTCGAAAGTATAGTTGGAGATCCTACAAACTCAGACATTTCCAAAATAATAGAAGACGTATCTAGCGATAGCTCAGCTCTTGCAAAAGGTTATTTAGAGTCTAGTAAAATACTTGCATCTCACAACTCAAGCATGATTGGGCTGTATCAAAAGCGAGAACAACTTGAACAAAAAGCGTCAGAAGCTGCCAATCAAGCCATTGAAACTCAACTTGAAGCTGCCAAGATTTTTGAAGAATTTGGAGGATCTAAACTAACAAGTCAGCAACAGCTTGGAGCAAGAGTATCTCAATTCAATAATGTAGGTGGACTAGGAGGTCTTGGGGCGCAATTAAGCACCGGCAATGCTGGCGATATCAGAAAAGTTGCAAATGAAATAGGGCAAACTTTCAACGATCAAACAGACAGAGTCATTTCCTCGGCTTTAGGAAGAGGTAAAGCTGGAGGAGGTGGAGTTGGACCATTTGCTGGACCTTCAGGATTTTCAGAAGACAAAAGGCAAGAGGCGGAAAATACAAACAAAGCACTCTTACAGTTTACAAAACAAAGATTAACCCTTTTAAAAGAAGAGTTAGTTATAGCTGAAAAGAAAAATCAAGCAGAAAAGGATTCTCTCGAATCACTCATAAGCGGTGACATAGAAGGGTTTTTAGAAAAACAAGCTGCTGCTGGAGCTGGTGCTGCACTAGCGAGCGGAAGCTCTGCTTTAACTGGTTTGTTTAGCGGTTCAGCGTTGGGTGCTGGTTTCAAAACCCTTGATGGACAAGGTTTATCTGACGATAAGAAAAGAAGAGCAGAAGATTTAACACTGGAACGTTTCGGAGTTAAATCAACTGGCGCATTGTCTGGAACAACAACCGAAGAGCAAGCTATAAAATCTCAAGGAAGAGAACTAGCTGGAGTGTTGGGAGAATTATCTCAACAAGAAGCTCAATTTGCTCAAGGCGAATTTTCTATAAATAATGCAACAATTGTGGCTTCAAACTTAGCGTTCAATCAACAGCTACAAGCTGTATCTAATCAAAATTCACCGCCCGCTGTATTTAGGAATAGAGGGGGTCCAGTTTATGCGAACAGAGGAATGTTTGTTCCGCGTGGAACAGATACCGTTCCTGCTATGTTGACTCCGGGTGAATTTGTGGTCAATAGATCCTCAGTTCAACGTGGCAATAATTTACAAATATTAAAAGCCATGAACAACGGTGGTGGAGCAAGTGCTCCCGGAGCAATGAGCGGTGGTGGTAAAGCTCGATATTATAACGTTGGAGGAGCGGTAGATGGTATAGGCAGCACATTCAGTGCGGCGATACCACAGTTGACAACTATATTCAATAATTTCGCTGCGACTGTAGAC